CTATGACTTCATTCATATTGACGGCCCAGACCACCTCAAATACGGCTCGGCTATCGGGAGCGACCTGGTGGACCTGAGCCCCACCCTTGCCAGTGATTGCTACGTGATCTTTGATGGTCGACAAGCAAGCGCCCGCTTTGCCATCAAGCACCTGGCCCGAGCTGTTGCGCGCCATCACCCGTTCAGCCTGAACTTTGAAATGCGGCTGACTCACGGCTGATTCGCCCTGTAGTTTTCGATCAAGTCCAGCAGCGGCTGCTCCTTGGCATTCGCGCCAACGCAGTGCCCGGGATGGTCCACCATATCGGTGATCCAGATCACGCCGCGCGCCCACCAGGTGTTTCTTACCCGCCCGCTGTGGCTGCTCATGGTTTCAAACGGGTTTCCTGCCAGGGCGGAGGCATTGGCGGACATGTCGTAGGCCCTCAGCGCGCGCTTTGCCGCTTCGGCATCGCCAACCACCAGCATCCAGAAGAAGCGAAGCTCCCCTACAACCCTTGGCACGAAAAGCAGAGTCCAGAGCATGAGCCCACGCGCAATCAACGTGGTTCTGCTCACAACTGGGCCTCCAGCGCAGCAATCTGATCGTGCAGCTCCTTGACGCGGCGATACCCTGAATTTCCAGCCGTCAAGGCGGCCACCGCTTGAGGACGCGTCAGGCTGTACGCTTCCATAGCCTCGTTCTCCATGGACATCAGCATGAACACGCGGACCCCATGGGGTAGAAGCTCTTTTGCCTCTAGGCTCGCAATGAGCTGGGCTTTTTGCTCCTTCTCCTGCACTGCAAGGTAGGCGGTGTACTGGGCTTGCGCAGAGGCCTGATTCGCCGCGTCGGTGACATCAACCCATACAGCCCCAATCTGATAGCGCACTAGTCCGGGTCGCTGTGCGTCAAGCGGCGTGCCAGGATCTTGATGGTGTACGCAGTGAATCACGGCGCTACCTCCGTTACTCTTAGGCGCGCGGCCATGACACCGCCAAATTTTCTCGTTACGTTGCTGCCATTGACATAGGCCGTCGCGCCGTTGGACCCCCAGCGAATCCGGAAGGTGGTTGCACTGGTGGTCCCTGCTGCCATTTCATGGACCAGGACCGAGGGATGCGTGAGCGCATCACGCTGTTCATTTGCTGTAGCGGCAAGCGCGTTTGCTGTCGCATCCTGGAAGAGGGCTTGCCACACCACATCCCCGTTCAGACTGCTGCCAAAGTTCCCCGAAAACTCGATTCGCAGACGGTTTGTTGCGCTGGTCGGAGTGATAGTGACCGTCATCAGCTCAGCGCCTTCGCTGATTTGCGGGATCGTGTCGTCGTAGATTGCCGCAGTGCCTGTGCTGGAATAGGTGGTGTACGGTGTTGCTTCCACCGCCTGGACAAATTTCCCAGTGAGGGTGCCACTTGACAAGGCCAGCCCAGCTCCCACCGTAATCTCTTCGACGGCCCCGGTGCTTGCCGTGGTCCGACCCAGCAAACGCGCCGTGGCCATGGTCAGACCTGAGCCAGTAATCGCGCCGGAGGTAGCCTTTCCGCCCACCGTGGTGATCAGGTCGGTGATCTGCTTTTGCAGTTTCCCGAAGGCCGAGAGAATCGAATCCGCGGCTGTAATCGCCGCATTGGTCGCCGTGGACAGGCCTGTGAGCACCGTGGACAGCGCCGTAGCCGCAGCGGCGGCGGCTGAGGCAGCAGCAGCAGCAGCGGACCCGCTGGCGCTGGTCGCGCTGTTGGAGGCGGCCGTGGCGCTGTTGGCGGCATTTGTCGCGCTGCCAGCGGCGGCGGTTTCACTCGCAGCAGCAGCACCTGCAGCAGCGGTCGCATCATCGGCGGCGGCGAAGAGGTCATCCAGGAAATCCGCTGGGTCCTGACTGGAGGTGATGGGCACCATCAGCGCGCGGCTCAGTTGCTCCTCGATTTGCTGGAGCATCAGGATCGGCGCGTCCTGGTCATCGTCCAGCGTATCGGTGGGAAGCTCGCCTTGGTCCTGATAGTCGACCTCGCGGATCAGCGCCATGTTGCGGCGGCGCACGACGATGGCGCCATTCGCTGGAGGGGTCACCATGGTCACATTGCCGCCGGCATCGGCGCCAACGCCGGAGAGCGTGTAGTGCGTGGTCAGGGTTTTGACGACGCCGTCAACCGAAACCTCAATGTCACCTGCCGCCAGGATTTTGAAGTTATAGGGGAAGACGGTCGTGACCCCGTTGCCGGTGCTGCGATTGAGGGGGGTTTGTGCGGAAACTGTCACTTGAGCACCTCGCTTGATTAATGGCGTCAGTGCTCGAGCGCAACTTCGTAAACGCCGCTGTCTGGGCGCCAATCATGGAGTTGTTTGGTGTCTTGAATCCCGGAAACCCGGCCAATCCGCACGGGGGTGGCGGCGATGGCGCCGGCGGCCGAATCGATGTAGTCGTCCGGCTGGTCGGTCTTGTCGGGGTTGAATTCCATCATCTGGTCGTAGGCCGGGCCCTCGATGACCGAGGTATGCGCCCACAGGAATTCCGAGGAAAGCGGAGGCTCAAAGGCATCCAGGATGCGCTTTTGCTTGTTCTCCTTGGTGTGGTCGGCTGTGACGCTCATGCCGTGCGCCTTGAGGTGTTTCAGCGCGATGGCGGGCACGAACCCGCCGGCGCCGTTGGTTTCAATGACCACGTTGGGCACGCTGAGCGGCTTCATAAGGTCGATCAGCTGCTTGACCTGGCCGCCGATGAGCGTCCTGCCGTCAGGCGCGAACTCCTCCAGCTCGCCGGTGAGCGCCTCGGCGCGGTGCCAATACAGCCGGCCGGCCTCGTCGGTGAAGATGATGGAGACGGCGGAGGCGTCCGATTTGATCTTCCCCAGTGAGCAGTCCCAGCGGGCCTTCACCCCCACCAGGCGAACACCGCCCAGCATCAGCATGATTTCGCCGTTGGCGCGCCGCACGGTCGGCTCGATGTCGTAGGGGATCATCCTGTCGGGGTTCAGGCGGGTTTCGTGAATCGGCTTGGCGTGCAGCATGTACTGGCTGTCCCATGCGTTCAGCGTCTTGGTCTTCTTGCGCCGGTTCTCGATGTCCGCGCGCGTGAATCGCTCTGGCCAGGCGCAACTGCCGTAGATGTCCAGCACCGCGCGGGGAGGCTTCTTGAACACCACGGCGCGGCCGGCGACCGTGTAGTCCGTTCCCTCCACCAGCATCCTGGAGAATTTGCCGATGCCCACCATCACGTAGAGCCCGTCCGGCCCGACGTCAAAGTCGAAGGTGTACCGGGTCTTTGTGTCGGCCTCGGTGTAGCGCTTGGCGTTTTCGAAAAGCGGTATCTTGAGCACGGCGGCGCCTCCTTCGATCAGTTCGGTGTAAACGCTGTCGTGCGTGTGCGGCGTGCCCACCCATGTTTCCTGGGCTCCGGGGACGGCGATGTGGGTGGACTCCTCGGTCTTCATGCGCAGGTTTGCGCGCGCCTCGGGCGTCTTGATGTTTTTGGGGACCTCGACGTCGTCAAAGTCCACATCGTCGGCCCGGCTGCCGGTGGCGTTGCCGTTCACCCCGACGGCCTGCATGCTGGGGTTGCGCATGTCGGCCGCGCCGATCACCCAGAAGGATTGCGCCCCGGGCTTGGGTGGCAGCATGCCGCGGGTGAGAGGATGCCGGCGCAGCACGTTCAGGGTGTCCCGGGTCAGCTTGGTGGCCAGCTGGTCGTCAGCCGCCCAGACCAGTGAGCGGTTGTCCCGGTTGCGGTAGAGCTTCCAGGCCTTGTACACCGCGTAGATCGTGGATTTCGCAGCGCCTCGGAACACCATCAGGACCCGCACCGGGTCGTCGCAGTTTTCCAGCCACTGGCAAATGCGCACATGCAGCAGCGGCACGGTCCACCGCATGAGCTTGGCCCACATCAGGAAGAAGGCCAGGAATGAGACGTCAGCCTTTGCCATGGACGCGCTTGTCAAATTCGGCTTTGCGCTTGGGGTCCGTGAGCTGGTCCAGCAGCTTCCTGGCCTCTTTCTCGGCCTTGCTGACCTCGTCGTCCAGGCTGTCCTCCGCAGTGGGCTCTGTGGGGTCTGGATCTGGCTCAGTGCCAGCGGCAGCGCGCTGGATCATGCCGGTGAGTGTGCCGATCCTGGTCACCATGGCGATGGTGGCCACGGCGTTTTTCTTGCACCAGTACCGGTCCCCGCGCGTCTGGGCGTCCATGTTCGCGGGCGTGGCCCCGACGCCCGGCCAGAGCTTGGGGTCGGCCTCCTGCAGGAAAACGTCGGTCAGCTCTTCCTCGAGCTTTTGCAGTTTTTCGTATTGGTCCTGTCGCATTAGCGGCCTCCTATGGCGTTGAGATCGGGCGCGCGGTTGGGCGTGGTGTCCGCCGGGTCCCACCAATAATCCTGACCCCAGTCCTTGCGCGCGCGGTCCTTCTGGCGCTGCAGGTAGCCCGGGGAGAGGTTCTCTTGCACGGCGTGGAGAAACAGGTGGTCCAGCGCCGCCTTGGCGTACCAGAGGTTCACATAGGGGGTATGGGCCCTGGCAAACTTCAAAGCCTCGGCGCTGGCGTGCGTGGCCTTGCCGGCCATGGCTTCGTCAATGTTCCCCTTGGTCAGCTCCCACAGGTCGGCCGCGCTGCCGAAGGTGGGGCCCAATGTCATGCGGCCCATGGTGTCCATGGTGCTGCGGTCCTGCGTGGTGTCGCCCAGGATCATGTCGCCGATAAAGCCAGCCCCACCGCCCTGCGCGGCGGCGCGCACCCAGAATTTCGCCGTGGTCATGTCCACCGGGTCCTTGCCCGTGACCATCTGCTTGGTCTGGAACACCAGGGCGCCGAGCGCCGTGGTGGTGAGCAGCAGCGCGGCGGTGTAGGCGGCTTTGTTCGCCAGCACTGGAGCCCCTTCCATGTCCCGGCCGCCTTCGAGCATGCGGCGCCAGTGGCGCGAAATCATCGCCGTGGGGAAGGATTTGAACTGCATGGTGAGCCGGGCCAGCTCGCCCACGCCGGTGCCGGCCTTCTGCCCTCCCCAGGTCTGAATCGCCCGGGTGGCAAGGTCTGGGTTCATCACCGCATACTCGCTTTCGTCGGTGATAAAGCCCAGGATTTTGGCCGTCACCTGGTTGGCGTTGGGCCTGCCGCTGGCCGCGATGGCCTCTGGCGTGAGCATCTTCTGGCCCCGATAGTCGGTGAGCTGGGCCTGGTTGACCACCTCCCAGTCTTCCTTCGTGATCCCCTTGCGCTCCAGGTGCGCACGGTCCCACTCGGTGAGCTTGCCCCAGTCGGTTTTTGAGAGCTTGCCCAGGCCGGCCTGCATGGTGAGGCTGAACCCGCGGCGCACCGTGTCCGTCCAGGCGTTCATCAGGGACAGCCGCATGGTGGAGTTCGCAAGCCGGCCGCTCCAGTTGTTGGCGACGTTTTCCCCTTGCCAGCGGTTCAGGTCGCTGATCATGGATTCGGCGATCATCCCGTGGGTGGTGGCGAACTCCCGCGCCTCCTTTCCTCCGGCTGTCATGGTGTTCTTGAGCAAGTCCCAGTAGGGCAGCTTGTTGTAGCCCGCGGTGACCACCATCGTGCCCACGTCGGTGATGCTGCTGATCACCGCGCCGGCGAGCTTGCCGAAGGTCTGGATGTTGCGCACGTGCTGGCCGATCTGCGCGAGCCGTGCGCTTTCCGGCGCTCCTGCCGTGCCCGTCAGCAGGTCCCAGTAGGCTTGTGGCTTGTTGCCGAAGCTGCGTTTGATGCCCTGGTCGGCCCGCTCGGCCAGGTCCAGCTGCAGCTTGAACTGCTGGTTCGGGTTTGGCCCCATCCGCTCCACCAGGCCTATGTCCCTAGCCATGCCGCCGATGTGCGCGATCATGGCGTCGTACATGCCGCCCATCCCAAACTCGGCGTTATAGGCCAGGTAGGCCTCGCCATCCTTGAAATGCAGGACCCGGCTCTCGCTGCCCCGATTGGCCCGCGCGCCACTGCCCTGGAAAGTGCCGGGCTCGGTCTTGGACAGCCCGTCCGTGGCCAGCGTTTCCCAGGCGCTGCGCAGCATGCCCGTCAGCTCCGCATCGCTCATCAGCCGGCCATCGTCGTGCACGTAGCGGGTGCGGTCCAGTTTCGGAAGGGTGGAGTTTGCCCAGGCTTCCGCACCAGCGTTTCGCACGCGCGCAGAGTCGTGGGGCTGCGGCAGGTAGCCGTAGTCCAGCTTGCCCACGTCCCCGCCGGCGTCATTGAAGCGGGTTCGCATGGCCTCGATGATTTCCAGCCAGGCTTTGGCGCCGGCCTGGGCGATCTTGTTGCCGGTCTGCCCGGCGGCGCCGGAAAAAACCTCGGCCGTCAGGTCGCGGGTCATGGTGGGGTTCTCGGCATCAAACAGGAACTGCAGCACCCGGCGCCCCTTCGTCGCGCCCTGCCCGCTGGCCGCAGCCTCCACCAGGTCCATGAGGCCGGCGGTGTACTGCTTTTTGATCCCGTCCACATACAGGTGGGTGTTGTTGATGTCCTCCACCAGCGCGCGGCTGGTGCCGCTGTCCAGGTTTGCCTTGAGGCTGGCGATCCGGCTGGTCGTTTCTGCCGTCTTGATGACCTGTTTCTGGGCGTTTTCGGCCTTCCTGGCGGCCGAGGCCTGCATGTCCTTCATAGCCTCGGCTGCGGCCTCCAGGACGCGCCTATCGGCCGATTTCGCGGCCCAGCCCTTGGGGTCTTGACGGGCAAGCCGGCGCATGGTCTGATTCATCCGGTCGTCCAGGCCCTTGATCTCCGCCTGCGTCAGCGCCCGGCCTGCTGCCTTGCTGACTTGAGAAATACACTTCGGGTTCACATGCTGCTCCTTCTAACCCTGCTCGGGTTCATTTCCATCATCCCGCTGGCCACCTGGGCCGCGACCGGCCGGCTGGACCGCGCGCTGCAGGCGCTGCGGGAATACCTGTTTTCCATGGGGCTCATCGTGGTTCCCGTGCTGGCGGCTGTCGGTATCACGCTGCTGTCATCCCTGTACTGAGGAAGCATTCAGCCGCGACCTGGATCAGGTTCGCGTCCTCCAGATCGTGGGCCAGGTCCTGCTTGATCATGGCCATCACCTCGGAAATGGGCTTTGGGGCATCCATGCCGTCGACCATCACCATCAGCTCGGGGTTCTCGGTTGCCAGCCTGGACACCTCCCTCTCGTAAAAATTAGCGTTTTCCCCTACAATGGAGGCATCGGAGGTTCTTATGTCACTCCCCGCT